TAAATCCATAAATAGGTGTCCACTTAAATTTAGTGGACACTATCGCGGTATTAATGAGTTAGAAAAAGTGGGGTTCAGCGGACGCTTACGTAAAACCTGCTGCTTAGCACTATCCATAAGCTTTTCTACATTACGCGCTAAACATCGTACCTGTCCGGTTAAGCTTGATTGAATCATTGCCATATTATGGCCAAGCTCAATATTTGAATATTGCATAGCTTCTGCAACCACCAAATTACCTAGCGTTCGAGCTTCTTTTGGTGTGAGAGTCAGTACTTCATCCCCTATTTCAATCTTTACAGTACCATCGGGTAAAACCATCTTAGACATAATGCGTGACACTGGATGCTGAATCACTGGTACATACACACCACGCTCTACACGCATGATTTTTTCAATATCAACTAAGTAGCTTAAACGATCATCAATGATTCCAATTTTCAGATCCAACATTGCAGCCAAAGTTGTACGAGTGACAATCTGTTCGTTATTATGCAAATCAACGACTGCATCAAAAATTACGTCAGTGCTGTTTTTATTACTCATGCAATATCCCCTTAAACTTCCATCACTTCAATGCCATGTCTCCACATCATCAAATGCTTTTTGAGGATATAGACTTGATTCTTCGCTGTTTGCTCTGATTTCACATCTACAACAACTTTCTTACCATCTTTGATATAAACAAAATCTGCTTCATAACGTATTGCAGGTTTAGCCTTAGGTGCAATTGAATACTTAACGCTAGGTGCCAATTCAAAAATGACATGATGTTGTAGATCTTTAATCAATCCTGCACGTTCCATTACTTTCAATTTTCTGTAATGCCGTTCCTCTTTTTTTGAATCAAATTTCATGTCATCTGTTTCAACAACAGTATTTCCGTACTTACTTTTGCGCTTTTTTTCTTCCGGAATATCTGTCGGTTTAAGTAAATGGCCAAGACCCATTTTTCGTGCTGCTTCAAAGCTAATTCTATTTGTCATCAGTTAACATCACTGGTCGAAACTTGTTATAAAACGATTGGCTTGTGGGACCTGCGTATTGACACCATCCCCACCCCTCACGCCACCAATAATATTGATTACCTTCACACTTCCAAAATGTGCCATCAGATTCCAGTAACGTCGCGTCCTTCGGGTTTTTCATACATCACCATAGGTCTACGGTCATAATTGAAATACATGCCAGCAACGGACATTGCGCTAATTAAACTCTTAATTTTCATGCTCACCTCGCCTTACTCCAATAACTTTTCGCTCATGATTCACAACCGCCCCACAATCAAAACATTCAGCTTTACCTTCATGAAACATAGTTGTGCCGAAGTGAAGGCAATCACCCATATCGGTTTTATGTAGCCTTGGCTTTAATGCACTCAAAATGACCTGTTGGATTTTAAGTTGCTTCACCAGCTCCTCATTTTGCTTTTCTTTTTGATAGCATTTGAACTGAAGAGAATCAGGATTAGTCATGAGCATCGCGCCATATTCAGCACTACGCTCAACTTGACTCCAGTAATCTTTCTGCCATTTTGATTTTTCAGCATTCGCATTCACTAGCGCATGTGTAAGCTGAGTGTTTTTTGCTTTCAGTTGATCGATTTCAGCCTGTCTGGATTGCCAACCACCATCGAAAGCAATGCGGCAACAATTAGCATGACGTATGACATTTAAGCCAATCGTGCTCATCCATTTATTAAATTCACTCATCGCTCAATCACTCCAGTCAAAGGGCTAATGTGGTTGCGGATGTCGGTGCATGTATCTGTACGCTCATGGTTGGCAATTGCTATGCGGAGGTCGTCAATCGAAATAAATCGATTTCCCGCTAGTAACAATTCAAAGTTTTGATATGAGCTAAATCCCCAATAAGAATCATCACCATCATCAATCCAAAGACCTGCTAAGTCAGCACCATCGCCCGATGAAAGTAGATAAAATATTGATAATCCAAATGAAAGCTTAAAGTGTGTACCGCCATCAGGTACTGCATCAACAATCGCCTGACACTTTTCCAATCCCAATTCTTCGATTAAGTTCATGCCGTCACCATCCCTTGAATTCGACTTAGCAGAGTTGCAGCCGGATTCACTTGCTCAACCATTCCGACACACGTTGCAGTAGCCCATGCACTCACCGCAGTAAGTCCCTTTAAATCCTCATCCACTGCCTTGATCCACTGATCAGACACACCACTCCAACGCAACTTCAAGCCATCACGCTCAACCTTGATATGCTTTGCACCACTGATTACCTCTTTGATGCTCATCAACTTGTTAAATGACCATTCCATTTCATGCTCATGAATCGTGCCGTCATCAGCCTTGGCGGTCGTCTTAATCACAACATTCCAGATTTGCTTACGGTCTACACGATGAGCCAAAAACAACGGAACAAATGAACCCTGGTAAATCTTCACCAGGTCATCATCATTCACATCACGATCCAGTGATTCCACATACTCGGCTGTGGATAGAATCTCCCAAGTTGCGGATAGTTTTTGTTTGGTTTTTTTCATGCATTCACCCCAAATAATTGTTTTGCTTTGCCTGTTAGGTAATAGCGCTTCGCCTCACCAAGCTTTGAGCGACCTGTATATAAAAGATCAGCCTGAACCATACTGTTTAGATAGCGCTGAACACTACGGATATTTACTGACTGCATGACTTGTTGCTGAACTTCAGATGCGGTAGCAACACCTGTATTTCTAATCGCAAGTAACACATCAATTCCGACTGATAAAACTCGTGCCTTTCCACCTGTATTTCTGCGCATATCGACCTGATTTTGATCTTTCATAACCACCCCAATGCAAAGTTATTATTTTCAGAATTACTCATCACCGCACACAAGAAAATCAAAGCAAGTAGGCAAATGAGTAGAATTGATTCATTTTTCATCCATGACGATTTTTTGCAACAATGATTTCAGTCACACCACTTGGCATTTCATCGTCAGCATTAAGAATGGGGTGTGCCAATAAGATTTGATCCGCATCCTGCTCGATTTGACCTGACTCTTTTAAATCCGAAGCCTTTGGGCGCTTCCCTTTTTCTGATTCACGGTTTAATTGAGCTAATGCAATCACAGGGCAATCAAATTCCTTTGCCATCGCTTTTAAGTCACGACTGATTGAGCTGACTTCCTGATAGCGGTCTTTTTTGCTTGGATCACGTACAAGCTGCAAGTAATCAACAATGATGCAACCCAATTTTTTATATCGACGTTTTGCTTTACGGGCATACGCATGGATTTCTGCAATCGTTGGTTTTTGCTTGTCTTCGATATGAATTGGCAAATTAGCAAGGCGGTGCTGAGCATCAACAAACGTATGCAACATACCCTCAATATCAGCGTTATGGATGTTTTCAAACGGAATGTTTGTCAGTGCCGAGATACAGCGATTAGTGAATGTTTCAACATCCATCTCAGCCGATACCATCAGTACAGCTTCACGGAACTGCATAGCAGTCTGGATGGCAACCATCTGGGCCAAAGTAGACTTACCCGAACCCGGTCTCCCTCCAATCACACAGAAATGACCTTTTTGAATAGTGCCAACCAATTTATCGACATGATGCAGATTGAATTGAACGCCTATGTACTGCTTTGCTGCCTTGGCTTCCGCTTTCTGAATCAGTTGCTCACCAGAGCGTTTTAATGCTTCAGCAAACGTAAAGCTGGACTTCTCAGCCTTGTCATTGGTGCTTGAGCCACTCAGGATGCTTTCAGCCGCATTATGGATATCAGGAACGGTTAAATCCTTTGCTGCTTCCTGAATACTCTGCCCGATTTGCTCAACTTCACGGTGTGATTTAAATTTATTGAGTTGAGCAACATACGATTCCAGATTGTAAAAACTTGATGCAGAATCACCCATCATTTGAAGCAGGTATTTAGAACCGCCCGACAGCTCCAGAGTTTTTGTTTCAATGAGTTTCTGTTCAACAAGCACCGCGTCATACGGTTTATTTTCGTTTGACAGCTCAGTAATGGCCTTGAAAATTGCTTTGTGTCGTTCAGCGCAAAAACACTCGATGTCTAAATCATTCATCACGGTTTCAAGTGAGTTCTGAACGGTCATCAGTGCTACAAGAACACATTGCTCGATTGACAAATTATGAATATTCGACATCACCAGTCCCCCATGTCAGCTTGGAAGTTTTG